CCCCGGCCTTTTGAAAACACTGTGTTCCTCGAATACCATACACCGTTAAGAGGTCTTTCATCTCAGTTGGTAGCCTTTATCTCGGCATTTCTTGAGAACCATGTGTTTCCCACCCTATATCCCAAGGGCTGGCAGCTAGTATTAAAACTGGCTCCACTTACGGGGAATAACGCGTACACAAACGCGGCGAACCCTCCAGTAAACTGGTCTTTAACGGGCCGTTTATAACGCGCCTTTCGCATAGCGCGGGAGATAACGTATCCAACCGGGTGCCCCCACGGGCATTTTATATACCGGCCTTGCACCAACTACCGGTCTAATTACAGAGGTGGGCTCGAGCATCAGGGTCTAAAACCCCCCCGGGATGTCCCACTTGTTATACTAGCACTCACATAGTCAATGCTCTTAGTCCACTCACCAAACCTCCAGCGGGGCCACCTGCCGCATATCCAGCCATGGCTGAACTTAACGTGCGGTAAGTAATCTGACCAGCTTTGTGCCACCAACTGGGACTAGAATTATACAGTGCTGCTTTGATTTGCTGCAAGGTATTCATACTAGTAGGTGGGCGCATAGTGTCCACCGTAAACCCGTTGGTAATGTTAGGCAGCCACTCCACAACTGTTGTGACCACCACCTTAAAGCCAACTGCCGCGGGTTGACCAGACCAGCCAATGATTAAACCTTGGCTGTCACCTGGAAATCCCATTCCGCTTCCAACGGGGGTATTAATATAATTCCCATCGTTTTCTCCAGGCATCCACTTGATCTCCACACAATCAGTGGGTGTCCTGACGGAAACTGGCACAAGTGTCTCCACTTGGGCGGGTGTATAGGTAGATGTGCTGCCAGCAGCAGGGATCTCGCTAACACCAACATTGCCGTAAAACACAAAGCCGCTCCGCTGCTGCTCACTAGCGTTACTAAACAATTTCACGCAGCAAGCAAGAACCCTACACTCCTTGGCTGTAGCGTTCAAGAACGTTGAGCCAGGCATGTTAGTGGCTGACATGTTGAAAACACCTGCGGCTGTGGACTCATTAGTCAAATCCACGCCGCCAGCAATATATCCATTGCCTGGTATCAACGCGTGAATACCGGCAGTGGAGCCTGCGGTGGATCCAATAGTGTAGGTTGAGGTAAATCTCTGGATGTACCCTGCGGAACCTCCAAAGAAACCTGTGAGGGCGCTGTTGCATGGGTCGCGCAACAATGACGCATAAGCGAGCCCACCGCGATCCAACATTGCTCCGTTATGCTTAGGCCTGCCAGTTGCAGGCTTTCTCGCAACAGCAACAATGACGCGGTTGTTGGACTTAGCCTTACGCCGAACATTTGCTTTCTTACCACCTTTCTTTGGCATCCTGCTGTTGCCTTCTTATCAACAGGCGTAGTAAGTATGTGAGGGGGTTACGACGCCCTCGCTAGTTGTTTGTGGCCAACCCCCACCCGGCGGCCACAAGTCCCAACCAGTACTGACACTCAGCATGGTGGCGCAGATCAGACTGCAATGAGGCTATCAGCTCACGAGCTTTCGCCTCATTCACGGGTTTCTTCATTAGACACCTCATGACCAATTTGCTGTCGTTCAAGGGGTAGCACTCCTCTACAGTCTTTCCAATGTTGTGACTGCAAAAGTCGATGCCCGCATGCTCAGACAGCTCAATGCGGTACCCCCATTCCGTGTACAAAGAAGGATCCCAGAACTCTGAGCCCTCCTCTATAGCGTCATCTCCCATGCACATGGCTGAGATCGCTCCGACCATCCTTGCCAAATACCATCTCATGTAAGAGTTGGAACTGGCCGTGCAGAAAGAGCCCGACTTCTGAATACCTGGGTCTGTCTGGACAAATACATGCCCATCGCTCAGGACAAATGTTGACATCATAAGGCAAGCAGCTCGTGCGCGCATCACGCGGGCGAGAAAACCGAATTCTGCCAAACCAGAAGGCAAGTGTCGCATACCTAGGGAACGCTGAGCGAGTTTTAGACGGTGGTCAACAAAATGTTTATACCCCGAATACTGGACGCACCAGTCCCACCCTGAAGCATCGGTACACTTGGGATCTTTAAACTCGTGTACATTCTCCACGAGGACCCCTAGACTCTCATCATCAAGGCCCATGCCAGCCTTAACAGGCAGGCGTTGCCATTGCATGATTTCTAGCTCATTCTGCTCCCAGTGCAAAAGCCGCTCCACCAATTGGTCCACGACCTCTACACTGCTAATAAGCCGCCAGCGCTGCTGTGCTGCTTTTGCTGCACTATGCGGCTCATTCTTCACAAACAGCCTGATTGGTCCAGCCAGGCCGCTGCGGACCAGCTCCCAAGCAGCTGGATTTGACTCAACGTCCAGCGGGTCCAAACCCAGGGCTACTTGCATGTGGTTCTCCGACATATTGCCAGTAGCAAACCACTCGCTTATTTCACTCCTGTCTAAGTCCACAACACGCCTCCAAACGGCGGCGCCAAGCATCTCCTCTCCAAGCAGCTGCAGCAAGTCCTGGTTCGTCTTGATACCAGGAATGCCAATCCAAGGTATACCTGGACTGGCGTCTCGCTTCAACTTGCTTATGTGGAAGAGGATTTCTTCCCAGACTGCTTCTGGGCAGAACTCGTGTGTGAACTCGCTGGGCCCTGCTGCGCTGAATCCTGCGCCTTGCTGGATCCAGTCGTAGCGCGCTGCTGGCCACCCTTCCGGGGCGATGAGCTTCTCCCTCTGGGGGTTCTGCTCCGCTTCCTGTCCTCGCCTTTCCCACTCTCCTGGGATTGAACAGACTTCGCTGGTGAGCTTCCGCCTGTTGGCTTGGAACTTGAAGGATGCGTACTCGGCTGCTGCACTGCGGTCAGGTTGAACCCATCCTGAAAGGCGGGCATCCTGCTCAACTGCTGCTGCCATAGCATCAGGTGGCTTAGCTGGCTTTGGATCTGGCCTAACTGGGCCGTTAAGGCGGCCAAAGGATCTGAACCCTCTGACTTCACCGTCTGGCCAGCTGCCTGTGACCCAATCACCGTAGCCGATGCTTTCGTACTCGTCAAGTCGCCTAAAGATTGAAGACTGCAGGACTTTGCAGCCTCGCGGGAGTTTAAAGACTCCGTACCATTCAGGCTCACTCTCTCCTTGGGCGGCACTGAGAAGCCGAGCCGCACCAGATTATCAAGGTGGCCTGTGGTATCATCGTCCCAATCAGCCCAGGCATCGCCTGGAGCCCAGTTGTCCACTGTGGGTCGCGCGCTGATCTTCTTGCCCTTAGCACGGTAACGCTTCCTCGCGTACACATTGCCATTGGGGACATAGAACACTGGTTGATCTGAGTCGTCAGACTCAAAACCCTCCTCAGCGTGGAAGTCTCTATCCTCCCATTCAAGGGCCATTCGCCGCCTCAACTCGCCTGCAGATTCTTTAGGCAGGTCTATTGGCAGCAAGGAGCCCACATTCCAGTGTAGGGTTGGTGAACCACTGTTGCCCACGTGAACCCCGCAAACAGCGGAGCCTCCGTTGATCACAAGTGGTGAACCACTGGTCCCATAGTCAGTTGATATGTGGTACTTGACCATCACATCCTTGACTCTCTCCATGGTACCAGTGCACTTTCTCCACCCACAGCCCTGAACTGGGGGGCTGTAGATGGTTACTGGTGCACCCTCCAACGCTGGCGTGATCTTCACCTTGGAGATACCTAGTGCTGACATGACTCTTGTTGAAGCCTTCAGCAGCACAAAGTCCCTACCTCCTTTCTTCTCGTTAGGGCTTGATGCAAACAAGATATCTCCAGGCACATACTCCTCCGCGTCCTTTGTCGGGTTGCGGACTCTGTCATAGTGCACTGGGTGCTTGGCCACGTTCGCGTACCGCGTACCCCCAATCATCAGTTGTCCATGCTCATACTTGGCAGCCTGTTTCAGCTGGTGCATAGTGAGCAGGATTGCGTCATGGGGACCCCACTGCACACGAGAGCCTGTACCAATGATGGCTTTAGACTCTGGATGATGCACAGTGAAAATGAACTCAGGTGGTGAGTCCACGGGGATAAACGCGTTGTCTGGAATAGCCATCTCCTTGGCGGGCATGCCCCGGACGATCGCAATCAACCCTGAGGGATCACAATACTGAACGGGCATAGCTTGGGTGGCACTTGAGGACTCCAACGCCTCCGTGAACAAGATCCTGTCCGCTATAGCTGAAGGACCCTGCCAAAGTAGAGACGCAAAGCCTCGAAGTCTCCTGGCCGTAGAGCCCGCCG